GGTCAGGCCGGTCAGCACGGTGGCGCCAGCCTGATCCAGGGCAGAGGCGTTGCGCAGCAGATCGATGAAGCTGCCAGCATCCAAATCGGTAGCAACCAGGTTGCCGCCAGCGGTAGCAGCACCGACGTTCAGATCACGGCGCAGAACATCCTGCGGAATGGTGATACCGCGGGACTGACGACCGAGCTTTGCAGCAGCAGCCTCAGAAGCCTCGATCTCAAACGCAGCAGCCTCGCGGGCAGCGCGGTCGGTCGGGTTGGACAGATAGTTGATGGCACGCAGGAAGGAGAAGCTGCGGCTCTCCTTTTCATTCAGGCCGATTTCGGCGGCGCTCATGTTTACAGGCTCCTGTTTGATGTCGAGTTTGTCGAGCACAGCAGCACGAGCCTCGTCGATAGAACGACCAGATTCGATCAGCTGGCGGCCAAGGTCGGCCATGTTGTGCTTGTCGCACAGTGCAGAAATGCCAGCGATGCGGGAGCGCTCAGCCTCAGCGGCTTCGGCCCGCACCACGGCCAGATCGGTGGTGGAGTTTTCCATTACAGGAATGGGATCAGGTGTAGGTGCTGCCGAGGCAGCTTGCTCGGCCTCAAGGGATCGGCCGATACCAACGCCGGGGTCAGCCGGCACCGATACAACCGAAACCTCATAAGGAGACCAGGCAGTAGCAACAAAGTCGCCACTGCCGCGCTCCTCCATTTTGTCGATGGAGTAGCCAAAGGAGACGTTTCGCAAAACGCCATCCTTCACATCGTTCAGGATTTCCTGAGCGAATGGATTGCGGCTGAACCGCACACGTGCATAACCGCGACGGCGCTTGCTGTCGATGTATGCACGCTCCACAACACCAATCACGCGATCAGGATTGTGGTTGAAGAGCAGCGGTGCGCCATCGTTCAAGCGGCTAAGATCAGCAGCCGTTGCCTCATGACTGAGGATCTCGTTGCCGAAGTAACGAGCAACAGGAAACTCAGAGCTAAACGGAAACTCATAGGTGCGATCCTCAACCTCGTCGAAGGTTGTGATCTCAGCCCGCTGATGGCGGCCAATGCCGGGCATAGCCCGCAGCTCAGCGATCTTGCTCAGCGTTGAGAACTTATGCCCCACCAAGGTCTCAGTTGCAGCCCAGCTATCCTCGCCTTCTGCGTAGATGCGGATCAATGCAGCCGGATCCTCTGGCGTTGCCTCAATGCTGAACTCAGTGTCAGGAACGCCGAGCGTGCCCTCGCGCATCACATGCTCGATCCGGCCGCGAGCTGTGCCGCCACTCGAATCCCACTGAACAAAATCGCCCTCAGTCAGTTCATCAGGTTCAGCACGCAGCACATGCTCTTCGGTCGCCGTTTCTTCCATGTTTCTATCCTGCAATGCCTTGATTCTATCCGCCTTCGCTGTAGCCCAACTCTGGCCGGGATCGCCGCCCCATGCCGCCCATGCCACGCGGCCTGCTGATGGATAGCCATCCTCATCAGGGTTAAAGCCTTGGCCTTGCTTGTCAACCTCGTGGCGAGCGAACCATGCCGCCATCGTGATCACGGTGTCGGCGCTCAACTCATCACCACTCAGGATCTGCGACGCACGCCGCGCCGCAACCTCAGTGCCGCCAGCCTCACCGTCTGCTTTCCAGTCACGATATCGCTGCGCTTCTTCCTTCATGCCAACTGTAGGCATGAGATCTATCTGCTCGCCTCCGACGGTTGCCATCAATCCTCAAGCACCTCAGTGGGATCCTCAAGCACCGACTCTTCCTCGTAGTCCTCTTCCTCTAGCGGGGCATCGGTATCTCCAAATGGATCAATGGATCCTGCCGGTCGAACCTGCGTCAGACCAGCGAGGCTGACCTCGCTGGGGTCTGTATCAAGAACGAGATCCATCTCATCCAACATCGCCAGCTCCGCCTGACGTGCCACCAACACATCCTCAAGGTCGCCGCCCTGTTCAGCGATCACTTGGCCCAGCGTTTTGAAGCCACAGCGCACCGCCGTCTTGTAGGCATCCACCTCACGCTGCGGATCTACCCACTCCCAACTGCGTGGCACCCAGCGGCTGGCGCGATAGCGATCTGGGTTCGTCTCGTAACCAGGCAGGCTGAGCGCACCGCTCAGGACAGCCATATCAAGCCACGCCTCAAATACCTGCTGGTGGAAGTTTTCCACCATGTACCGCTGCAGCACGCGATAGGTGTCTCGCTCTTCAAGCAGGCTCAGCCGGCTGCTGCTGTAGTTGCTTTCTGAGAAGTTCTTGCTGATGCTCTCAAACGACACGCCAACGCCGGCCGCCACAGCACGCAGCATCGAACGCGTGAATGGTTCCAGCTGGCCATCAGGTGCATTCAGGTCCGGCACCGTGACGCTCTCGCCAGGCGCCAGATACTTGAACACACCAGGTTGAAACTCACTGACGCGCTCACCCTCATAAATCTCGTCTCCCACCAGTTCGCCCTCTGGCGACTGGATGAATCCCATCAGCGCCGAGCTAGCCCGAGCACGCACCACCTCAGCCTCCTCGTAGCCCTGCAGCATGTGCAGCCGCATCAAAGCCGATGCGAACCAGGTCACACCACGCGTCTGCCCCGGACGCTCAGGCAGGAACAGATGGATCACCTCATCAGCAGGCACCCGCACGCGCTTACCGTTCGTGCGCGGGTTGCCCGCATAGGTGTCACCAGGATGGTTGGCGTAGAAGTGGTAAGCCTGCGGCCGTAGGTAGCCATCCACCTCAATGCCCATCCGTACCGTGTTGCCATCCTTGGCTTGCGGTACATCGTCATCAATCAGATAATCCGCTTCCAGTACCTGCAGCGCGAACGGCACTTTGCTGTCACCGAACGGCCGTCGGATCATCCTGATGAACACTTCGCCGCTCTCGGCCAAGCTGCGCACCAGCAGGCGTTCAATATCGTGGAAGCCAAGGATGCCGCTTACATCACAACGGCTCTTGTGCATCCACTTCTCCCATTGCTCGTGAATCTGGCCGTTGATCGCCTCATCCAGCCGGCCGCCACGCAGCATTCGCACCTGCCCCTGATGGCGGATGCCATGCCCAATCACGTTGTTCTGAATCGCCCGTAACGCTTGCCGCGCATAGTCGTTATCCCTGCACAGCTGCCGCGCACGATTGCGCAACGCCTTGAAGCTGCTCTTGATTTCGCTGTCGGCACTGGTGCCGCTGGTCACCCAGTCAGCGGTCAGCCTGCTGACGCGTGCACCCTGATACGCCCGAGCACGCGGCCGCACCGGCTCAAATCCCATCGCTCGAAATAGCCGCGTGCGCAATCCCATCAGAACCTCACGAACAGATTGTGCGGATTGCCAAGACCATTGGCGATCAGCTCCGCCATCTGCTCTCGTTTGATCTCAGCCTTCAGCTTAGATTCACGCTCCATCAGCTCACCCAAGTCAAGCTTGGTGAAGCTGCGGCTGCCGATGGTGTACTGCTTAGCGCCGCCGCTGATGATTGCGCGGATCGCAGCCTGCACAGCATCCAAATCCTGCTGCGCTTGGCTGCGCCCATCAAACGCGCCCGGTGTGCCGGCATAGCTCAGCGCCCGCTCAACCGTCAGCTGGCCAGCACCCAGCGTGATAACAGACCCAGCCTTGCTAGCAATCGCCTGCCAATACCAAGTGCCCGCATCGAACCCGCCGCTAGTCGCTGCGCTGATCGTGAACTCCCACCCGGTCCCGTAGGCGGTGCCCGTAACGCTGCTGCCCTCGCTCGCTGTATTGGTGCGCAGCCAATAGGTCAGCGAATAGTCCGCACTGCTGACCACATTCCCCAGATTGTCCGCACCCTCAACGTCACGCCACTGGATCGTGTCGCCGGCCTGGATTGTGCTGGGGATGTTCACGGCCTACCAGTTGCTGACAAACGCAGACGGGGCGGCAGGCGCCGCTTTCTTCCTCGATCTTAGCGGTGCCTTCTTGCCTTCCTCTAACTGAACTCTTAACTGCTCCCACATCGTTGCCTGATTCATGCGACGCCCATAAAGCAACATCGCCGCATAGCCATACACCAAGCAATCCAACGATTCGTTACGATCTCCCGCTTTCTTTACCCACTCCCGAATCGGAAAGCCGCGGTGATATCGCAACGCCTGCCGTTCACTGGTCACCTGCTTGAAGTAATCCTCATCAGCAGCCATGCCGAAGTGCAGCCCGCCCGTCGCTTGGTTGTGGCGCAGCCGGCCAAACAACGTGGTCTTGATCGTGTCGGTGCCCAGCTGATACAACGTCACGCCGCGCTTAATCACCCGGCCGCGCCAGTTCACATCCACTTTGCTGCCCTTGCCAACTGCAGCACTGTTGCGCCGGCTGCTGCCCTTAATGGCAACCACACCCTGTCCCACACGGTCGCGCACATACCGATACACCTCGTGCGTGCAGTGGCCGCCAGAGTCGACCGCCATCTGCGCCACCTTCAATGTCTTGCCGCTCTCCGTGTCCCACTCAGTCGCCAGCACCTGATCCAGCTGCCCCCATACCTCCGTCATCGTCGGGTCGCCCATCAGCTCCTGATGCCACACCAGCCAGCCGGTCTCGCCCTCGCCCCATCCCCACACACTCACCGCTAGCCGGTTGTCTTGCACGTCGACGCCAGCAGTCAGCAGCACCACACCAGCAGGGCACAGCCCGCTTCTGTAATCCAGCCGCCGTTCCATCAGTCCATCAGCGCTGATCTTTGCCGCATAGTCCTCTTCCCATGTCTCCGCCAGCCGCGTATTCACAAACGCCTTCAACGCCGGCGCATCACCCTTGGCCCTTAAGAAATCCTCCACCAGCTGTTCCCAGCTGCACCAACCCAGCGGGCTATACAGACCACTCAGCTGAAAGCCAGCAGTCCGGCCATTGCCAGCCGGTGCCGTTGGACGCCACTCACCACTCCGCAACATCGCTGGCTTATGCAGCTCCTCGAATCGCTCGCTGCAGTGCTCGCACTGATATCGCGCAGTCTCCGGCCTGCCGTCGTCCCACTTCAGCTGCCCCCACTTCAGCCATTCCATCGCGCCACAGCTCGGGCACGGCACATAGAACCGCCGCTGATCGCTCCGCAAATATTCCGCCTCGATCCGGCTGAAGTCCTTCACGGTCGGCGTGCTGGTAAGCAGGATCTTGCGCCGCGCAAACGTCGTCGTCCGTCGCTCTGCCAAAGCCACCGGGTCGCCCTCACCGTCAACATCACTAGGGAATCCATCCACCTCATCACAGAACAGATACCGGCACGGCGCTGATCGCAAGCCCGTCGCGCTATTGGCACCCGTCAGCAGCATGATCCCGCCGCTGAATTCCTTGCTGAACATCGTGTTGCCAGAATCCCGCGCCCGTGCCGGTGCGATCTTCTCTGCCAGGCACGGCGTCTCCGTAATCATGCTCTCCAGCCGCTGCTTGCTCAACCGCTTCGCCATCTCCACAGTCGGCTGGACGCACAACATCGGCCCCGGCGCATGGTCGATCACATAGCCCAGCCAGTTGCTGCCAGCCTCCGTCTTGCCCGTCTGCGCCGCAAACATCATCACCACCCGTTGCACCGCGCTTTCACTGCTTAGGCAATCCATTGGCTCGCGCAGGTAAGGCGTCCGATCCGTGCGCCATGGCCCCGGCTCCGCACTCGCCTTGCTACTCAGCCGCCGATAACGATCCGCCCACTCGCTAACCGTCAGCGGCTGCTCAGGCCGCAGACCATCCATGAAGCCATCGCGCCATGCGTTAGCCATCACACAGCTCCACCAGCGCGGCCCGGTGCTCCAGCGTCAGCACCTGATGAATCACCGTCGGATCCGTCTCACCAGCCAGCTGATGGCTAAGACGATCCGCCAAATTCGCTAATGCTTCCCGCACGCCGCGGCCAACCTTAAACGCCTCCTTCTTCACCTCCTCAGCTGGCACCAGCTCTCCACGCTGCTGCGTCACCTGAAGCTTTGCCAGCTCCGCTTGGTAGTGCTCACGCCTCGCCCTGCTCTCATTCAGGTCCGGGATCGCATCATCTGGCAATCCATTCACCCGACGCCGCAACTCATCCGCATTCCTCACAGGCTCCTCCACCGGATCTGGCCTGCTCACCTTGCTCACGCTATTGGCAACCGTGTTCTTATTCCACAGCTCCAACGCCAGATCACGATCTAACCAGCGCTTGCCATCCTTCACAACAACAGCGCCAGCGATCCTGCTCTTCGTCGCATGAGTCACAGCACCCTTGCTGCACCCTCTGATCGCTGCAAACTCAGCGAACGTGACCAGCACAAAGTTAAATCGATCTAGCGTTAACTTAACTCCCGCTAAACCCCTCTAAACTGTCTCAAGGGAGTCTCATTTGAGACTCACGTGAGACCCCTTGCGGCGCAAGGGTTTAGGCCGATTCGGCGCTGACGCTAGCGGAAGCGGGTGCGAACGAACGACC